TTGTTACGTTTGTTCCTGTGCCGTATGGACGCTTAGTGTCCAGTTCGTCTGCACCAGGAGCAGTGATAGAAATACGTGCAGGGTCTACGTAAGATGACAAACGCCATGCTGCGCCGTAAACAATTACGTCTTTCATAGATGTAGGTAAACCTGTGGTTGTTTCAAAGTCATCTGTATTACTAGTCATGTTGACAGGTAGTTGTGCATAGACAATGTTAATAGTACGTCCAGGAAGGACGTTATCGTAGATAGATACTGTACGACCAGTAGCAAATGATGGAGCGTAAGCAATAGGGTCCCAACGCCATTGGCGAATAGGTAGCCATTCTTTTGTTGGTCCAACTGATTGCCATGCCATAGATAAAATTTGAATTGCTGTTGCTGGTACTGGGTATGTAGTACGGCTAGCAAGGAATGATACGGCTGTTGAGCCTACTGAAAATACCTTTGGGTATACAGCATTAAGTGTATCGTTGATTGCACGCTTAACTGCAGCACGTGGATAGGTAGGTGTAATAACTACCTTTGCGTTAGCAGCATGAGCAACAGCAGTAGTGCCATTGTATCCGCGCCCAAAAGGAGCGATAGTAACAGTGTTTGCTTGACGGTCATAAGAATCCACCCACATCATTTCATCATCAATTTCAATAATGCTTTTACCAATGTTGTCTGTAGATGCTACGTTAAGTACTAGGTCAGAACTAGTAGCAGCAGTTAGTAGGTAAGTAACACGGTCTTGTCGGTATGTAAATCCAGATAGGTCTAGTTGTACATCATCTACTAAAGAATTAAGTGTTGTCATTAAGAAGCCACCTGTCGTAGTGCGGTAACCGCATCTAGTCCTGTTGTGCCTGCAAGTGCGTTGCAAACTCCATTGATACCCAGATATAACTTAGGGTCTGTTATGCCGTACTTTTTATTAAGTGCACCTTGTACTGCCATGGCTGGGGATACACCAGCCCATGCACTAGCAGCACCTTGGTCTGCAAGGTATGCAGTCTTGGCTGGGTAAGACCCACCGCCATTAGCAAGACGGTTTAATTCATCAGTAAGCGTAGAACCTGCGCGACCATACACTGCCATTACTTGCCTTTCTTAATTAATCGTGTTCTAGGTTTGCCACGAAATGTTTTCTTTGGTGCACCTTTAACAGAACGTTCAATTGTTTTATCAGACTTAAACTTTTCAACAGCGGCTCTTTCCCTAGCAGCATCTTGTGCCTTAACACGTGGGTCTTTTAATGTTTTATTAACAATACTGTCTGCTTCATTTTGTACTGTTTTTTGTGCTAGTGGGTTAACTTCTCCACGGCTATAATCACGCTTACCAACAGTACGAAGAATTTCTATTTCTCTATCAGTAGGTTCTTTAGGACGGGTCATGCGAGATTCAATAGTTGGTTGCGTACGACCGCGTTCAACATTTTCTGCTTTACTAGCATTACGTGTTGCAACTTTAAGGCTACGGCTTTCAATTTCTTTTTTAGGTACAGTAGCATTAGCAGTTGACTCACGCAGTTTGCCACCAAGTGTGCCAGATTTTAATTTACCTGGACCTTTAAGCGCAACACTAGTCTGCGCATCTTTAGATTGTTTTGTAGCGCGAGCAGTTAATGCTGGACGCTTGGCTCTATTTGCACGAGCAGTTGCTTTTGCTTGTTCTTTAGCAGTAGTTTTTTCTGCAAGTCGAGCATCAGAACTTTTACCAAGTTGGTCTACTGACCTTGCTCGACGAACAAGTTTATTATTACTAGGTGTATATTTTTTAACACCAGCAGTAGTAGGCTTTGCAGCCTCACGGCGAGCCGTTGCTGCTTTGTATCCTTGTGGGTCAGACGCATTCTTTGCTGCAGTTTTTTCAGCAGCAGTCATTCTTTTTACGGTAACTTCTTTAGAACGTGCTGTTTTTTCTGTAGCAGTAGCAGCGCGTTCAGGTGAAGCGCCACCTGTTTGATTTATTCTTTCTACATTTTTAAATTCGCCAGGTTTAGTACCAGTGCGCACAGCAACTGCAGTTTTTTCTGCTGTGTCATAATCTTTTAATGATTTATTGTTACGAGTAATTTGTGGTTTGCCACCAGGACCTTTAGCCTTTGGACCAGCAGCCTCACGACCAGCAGCACGTGCAACTTTGTCAGACGTTTTAGGCGTAATACGCGCAGCCTTCTCCGCTACAATCTGTGCGCCTTTACGGTCAGCAAGAATGCGAGCGCCAGTGCGCTCAGCAAATTTAACTACAGCAGGAGCAATCTTTTCTGCACCTACTACTGCAGCCTTAGCACCTCTAGCCTTTGGTCCACCAATGCCTTCAACAATTGATGACCCTACAATTCCAGGAACAGCAACTGCAAGTTTTTTTAACTTAGAACTAAATGATGGTTTAGCATTATCTTTACCGTTAAGATTGCTAGTGCGAGAACCGCCACCATCTGCTTGAATAGCCATTACCACTTCACCTTGTCTGCCCAGTATGCGGCGCTCATCTTGCCCTTGGCAATGTTCTTAGCATGACGGGCTTTGAATGAAGCCTGACGTGCAGTTGGCTGACGGTCTCCGACCACGCCCTGTTGCCCGAAACGAATCAGTTTTACCTGACCGCCTTCTTTAGCCACAACAACGTGTGACTTCTTTGGGTGGTTGGGAGTGCGCTTTGGTTTGTTATAACCTGATACACCTGCACGCTTAAGGCGTGGGTCGGAGTTAGCCATTTACTTACCTTTAACCTTCTTAAGATTTGGATTTGCTTTCTTTGCTGCTGGACTTGCCTTGCGTGTAGATGACGCGAGGATTGCACCAGCAGACTTCATTGACACACCTGACTTTTTGGCGATTGACTTCTGTGCTGCTTGGAAGCCCATGCCCTTGTGGGCTGTCATTTCTTAGCCGACTTATAAAGACCAGGGTATTTTTTATCAATAGCCTTACGGATATTAGCCTGAGACTTAGCCATGCCTGATGGAGAAATCTGCTGACGGTATATCTTTGCTGCTGCTTCACCTTGTGGCTGAGCAGCAGGCTGTGAGCCTGTTGATTTACGAACTGCTGGTGTTGGGATTCCCGCTGTAGGTAGACGATTAGGCATAATTAAATCTTACGTCCGCCGCCAGTTGGCTGGGTGTAGATACCTTGGATTAATTGTGATGGACCATTAGCAGTTGAACCCTGTGCTGAGCGTGGTGGAACCACGTTAGCAGTTGCAGGTGCAACTCCGCCAAAAAAGTCTGCCTTGTTAACAGATGATACATCTGTTGCTGCTTTGCGTACCTTGGCTGGAATAACGAGTCCAGCGGCAGTATCGTTTGATGTCATGTATTCGTTAGCCATTTACATTACCTTATTTCTTTCTGATGGTGGTGGTGGTACGTCAAAGCCCTTGATAATGTCTGCGCTCTGACCTTCGGCAACGCGTACGCCTGCCGTAATTACTGTTCTCATTTGATTGCCATTGGCATCTGTGCAGCCACATTCAACGCACATAATTATTTGCCCTTCTTCATTTTCATAACACGGTTGCGAAGAGCCATGTCCATCTTCATATCCGCCTTAGCAGATGGCTTTTTAGCATCCATCTTCTTGTCAGCAGTTTTGAACGCCATCTTCTGTGCGGGCTTCATGCCCTTCATCATTCCAGCGTCCTGCTTCATGTCTGCCTTTTTAGACATTACAGCCTTCTTCGCTACAGCCTTTTTCATTGCAGCCATTTATATTGCTCCTACTTCTTTCATTACTTCGACGGTTTGTTTAGTTATGTGTTGTGTTGCTGGCATCTTGCTAGCGTTGTAAGGCTTGTTAAGAGTCTCACTTGCTTCAAGAGCACTTCTGATTGCCTTGGTAGATGTACCCGCTGGCTGAACTCCCTGTGACTTTGCATCTCTGTAAAGTTGAAGTTCTTTGTCCCACTTCTTCTGTGTTGTACCACTAGCCACAATGTTGCCTGCGGCATCACCAGTTGCTAGTTGTAATCCTTTGGCTTTGCAACCAAAACAATCATCATCACACGCAGTGTGGTCAATCTCAATATCTTCATACTCAAATGGTTTATCTGATGATGCATCACATAATACGCAGCCATACTTACTGGCTATGAAGTTATGGTCTGCGCTGAATCCCCATTCAAGCACCTTACTAATATGTTGGTGCTCCATTAAACCGCCCTTACGTTTGCCCCGTATCCTGCATTTGTTAACTCTGTATATACACCTTGAGTAATTTCATATTCATGTCCACCAAGGTAAAATAGTTCTGCTGCTGCAATTACATCTTCAGTTGGAAATGTAGTTGTAGACCAAACACCGTTGTTACGCATAAGACTGATGCCGCGTTCCAAACGATAGCGGATAAACAAACGTCCACCGCCTGCTGGACCGTACTCCTCGGTAGGAGGAGTTAAGTAGTACTTAGTCATTAGTCTCCTTAGTTGACTTACTGTAGTGCAGGGATATTGCTACCCCTGCACCACCGTCAATTAACTATTAGTAGTTGATTGAAGAAGATGTCTCTACACGGTAGAGTGCTTCTTGACGGTAGATAGCGTGACCGAGTACGCCGTACCATCCGAGTGGACGGTGACGCATCAACTTGTCAACAACTGGTCCGATAACAACGTGTGGTTCTTCAGCCACTGCTTCAGCAAGTGCTTGCTGTCCAGCAAAGTAGGTGTTGAATACATTTGTTTCGTGTGTAAAGGTGATAGATGCACCTGATGTAACCTGTGTGGTGATAGCAATATCAATTGTTACTGTTCCAGTTCCAATTGCTGTTACGTTTGCACCTGTTGGTACG